TTACGAGCGCTTTGATATCAAAGGCTGTATTTCAAGTGATTCAAGCAATCCGTTGTCTCTTTCCCAGGCATCCACGGCTTTGATTCCGTAACGGCTGCTTGAGCGCCCATGTGCTTTGATCACTGGTTCAGGAAAATCCTTTTTATTGCGCCAGTTGATCAAAGTGCCTTTTGTTACCCCATAACGCTTCAGTAACTCAGGCGTTGAGATATATAAAACCATCAAGACATCTCCTTTAAACTTTTCACCACAGATTCCGGTAAACCAAACACATCCTTAAAAGCCTTATCAAATTCACCACTAGCAATAAATTGATCAATACAGTTTTCCGGTTTTTGATGCTTTGCGATGTAGCTGCTCAATGCCTGATATATACCGTTTGAATTTCCCTTATTTACACCGACATGAATCTTGTCACCGATATTCTTAACTGAAAATCCAACATTAAGGTTTGAAGCATCAATGATTTCCATAAATGGCACGAATTCGTCCTGATTAAAAATCAGATCAAATGGCATTTCTTTATGCAGCTCATCACAAACATAGTTCGCCAATTGAAGTTTGGTTAGTTGAATTTCAGTCATTGGCTGGCTCCTGTGCTTTAAATTCCGTACCATCCGGATTAACACCTAAAGCCTCACAAATACGGTGGGCTACAGTTGAACCAGTGCCGAGCATGCTCATAACATGAACCCAATTGAGCTTTGATCTTGTGACCTTTGATGCACGAAGTGATTGACGCAAAAGAGCTTTAAACTCATATTCCTTGAAACGACCTTTTTCGAGTTCCAAGACGAGTTTTGCAGGCACCGCTTGGGCTTTGGCTGGAACAACAAGAAAACCAGCTTCATTAATTGCCTTCAAAACTGCTTCTGCTTGCTCATCACCCCATTCATGGGAGTTGCGCAAAATTGCGGTTTTTACGACTTCTTTAATATCCATCACGCCACCTCAATCCATTTGCCGGCATCAATCTCTGCGTCCCTTGCATGTCTAAAGTGCAAACTTAAAGCATCACAAATAGTGTCGTCATATTCGAAAAATATAATAATCTGACCTTTACGACTAAGCACCGCTTCAACTTCAAGCAAGCTACCCTCATAGTCTCCGCAAATGCTCACAATCTTATCGCCAGCTTTAAAGCTATTTACTTCTAATTCAGCATTCATCAAGCCACCTCAGCTTTTCTTCATTTTCATTGCTTTCAGGTTCTCAGTAGCTTCGTCCACCATCTCATGAAGCAGTTTGGCCATATCATCAACCCGGTGATCTGCAACCTGATTCAGCAATCCTGCAATGCCATTACCAGCAACCAGAAAAGCAAAGTCTAAGGCTTGAGCTGGATCGTCTTTCTGCATACGATCATGAATCTGGCCAATGAAAACTTTGAAGATCTGATCAACCACTTGTTCTGTTGTGCCTTGGAGTACGTTTGTCACATTAATTTTTTGAGCGTTCATATTTATTTCCTTTCAGACCACACCCGAAGGTGTGGCCATATCCGTATTATTTATTTGGGAACATATCCATCTGATCTTCGATCAATTGCTTTTTCTGCGCGTAGGCTTGCAGTAATTCCTGTTGATGCTCATTGGTCAGGTTTGGTTTAGCTGCATTCATTTGCTGTGCAACTTGTCGAATGTCTTCACCGTTCTTGGCATCAGAGATCAGGAGGGTAAGACCGTTTTTAACTGATCCACTTTTGATCGGGTCTACAGCTGGCGCTTGTGATGTTTCAAACTTGGCGCGTACTTGCTCAATGTTCGCCTGCAGGTACTGGAAGTCTGTTTGAGTCAAAGCATTGTCATTTTCGATCTGTTCTTCGATATCCAGAACGTCAGCCAGTGATTTCGCTGTATTTAAGGCTTTGGCATATTCCTTTTTCATTTCCGCAGAACTAGGTTGTTTCTTTTGCTGTACCAGTGCTTCGGCTTCTTGCTGTAGGCGCTTCAATTCATCAACGCTTAACGCCCCATCTCCGACATCATTTGATGTTTGATTTTGGACATTTTCAGCTTGTTGAACCGGCGGAATATCTTCTACTGGTGCTTCAACTTCCTGTGTAAAAGTCTTGGTTTGAGTTTGACGTGAGCGCTTTGGTTTTTCTTCTGCAGGTGCATTTGTGGCAACTTCTTTCACAACATTCTGTTTAATGCTGTCCAAGGTTTGCGGTGCTGTATTCACTGGCTCAGGCGTTACGTCAATGATTGATTCAAGTTCTTCTTCTTGTGTGCGGATACCCATCAGCACTTCTGGTGCATAGATCCGGCCAAAGAAGGAGGCAGCACGATAGCGAAGCATCTGCTCAGGCATGGTTTGCCATTTAGATCCGTTCTTTTGGTACCAGCCTTCTTTAACTGCCATTTCCATCGATATTTCTGCAGATTCAAGACGCTCACCTGTGCCGGCTTCAATTGCCCAGGCTTTACATACAATGTTACGCAGTTTAATCGTGTGAACTTTTTCCTCTGGCAAGCTCTTGCGAGCGCGCTCATTCCACTTCCAGTCTTTAGTGGTATAGGTCACTTCAATTTCACCACGATCTTCCATTTCAAAGCGAAGCGGTGAATATTTGCCAGAAGTATTAATAGCACCAATAACAAACTGAGATGACCAGGCTGGACGACCTTCAACAATGTAAAGGTTTTGCATAATCATCAGCGGATCTGCACCCATGCGATTAGCCATGTTCAGTGCAATTACACAGTTGGCCAAGCCGTTTGGATTTGGTTCTGAACGATATAACCAGTTGCCGTTCTGGTCTTTACCATCTTTGATTTTCAATGTATCGCGGTAAACTTCCGGCACCATGGTTGAGGCTGCAAGCATCTTGGCAATACGCTGTGCCAGTTCAAAGCCTTCAAGTGAAGTAAGACCCACTTCAACCGGTTTAGGTGCAGCATGAGCAGCTTGGCGAGAAGTACGAAGTTGTTCAGTTGTCATTACTTGAGAAGTCATTGTGGTATTCCTTATTTTTAAAAAATTAATTACTTACGAAATTTGCAGTTAGCGTACGCAGGGCAGAACTTTTCATTACAGAGCATTGATTTAGAGTTGCCGTAAAACGTGCCGTGTTTAATGATTTTTGCCGCGTGGTGCAGTAGTCCTGGATCTTCTTCAGTACCCAGTAGTACTTCTGCAGGTGATTCAATTTCACCGATACCCACGTGCTGACCTTTATCTGTTTTGCCAGTCGTCAGGCCATAAATACGGGCAGGGGCTGTTACCGGTTCCTGTAATGCATGTGCAGCAAGTACGGTATAAATTCCCATTTGTGGCGCATGGCCAACGGTTTTCACTACACCGTCACTGGTTACAGCAGCCTTACCGGTTTTGATATCAGAGATACCTAATTCACCATCTTCATTTTCATAAATGCGATCGATGGTTCCAGTAAGTTCAATACCTAGATCTGCAAGGATCAAAGATTCACAACGTACTTCCACACCGATGAAGTTCTGAGTAGGTGCAATGTGAGTGATGTACTTGTGCATCAGTGATTGGCCAATTGACTCAGCATCGTTCTGATTCAGATCAGACCAATCCACTTCTTCATTCGGTTGCCAGATCTGGTGATGCAAAATTTCTTCGCATTCTTCCAGGCTAACTTCTTCACCGATTAAATTCAGGTGATCCCACTGGGTTACGGCTTCATGAATTGCGGTACCCAAGCGAGTGCGTGCACCAGCTGGATTTCGTTTATTTAAAAGATTCTTGGCTTCCCAACGTGCAGGGCAATCGAACAGATCGCCTAGCGATGAAGCGCGGATCGGGATAATCTTTGTTGGATTCACATATGCGTTCATTTACTTTCCCTCCCTGATCACGACATGAACAGGCGCTTCACGAAAAGTCTCAATGCACGTAATTGTTCCGTCCAGCTGCTGACGCTCTTTTGGAGAAAGGTTGCGCCATTTAGCAATTATCCAATCACCTCTAAGAAGCCCAATCGGCGCTCTAGCTTGCATAGATCCATGGCTATAACCATTCTCTTTGCACCATGCACATGCTGCGTAGTAGGCTTGAAATTCACCTTCTTGGGTGAATGTAATCACTTGATCAGCCATTACTTCGCACCCCCTACAGACTTCGCAATCGCTTCCGCCTGATACGCAGACTGCTTTTCCGCTGCATGCAAAATCATGACTGACAGACCAAAGAAGATTGAAAACAGGAGCATCCAAGCAGCGACATTTGAAGCGACTTCTTTCGCTACTGATTTAGGTTCTGGGTGTTGGTACAAGCGCTCAGACGTTTGGCTTGATTGGCCGAACTCTGGCAGGTTGCTTTGAATAGGATTTTGTTTCATACTTATCTCGCTATATGCAAGCCCGCTAGATTTCCAGTCCCTGCGGGCTTTTTATTGGGTGCGAGATAAATATCGCATTAACGATAACTGTAGTCAATAGCTATTGCGATAAAAATATCGCTAAAAAGATTTAATTGTTTTTGTGACCATAAAAAACCGCCCTAAGGCGGTCTAAATAAAACATATTAATTTTTGTATTGGCTTGCACCATATTCATTTTTATATAGAGCATCTTCAATATCAAGGAATGTCTCAACATTATCCTTATCCACCTGCATTTTCTTAAAATACAAGAAAGACAAGAAACCTAAGGCCATAAGTAGAACTAAAAACAAACGTACTGACTCTTGATCGGGGTGCATCCAAATTATTGTAATTAGATCCCACAGGAAAATTATGATTCCAAGCCCACCAAGTAAGCAGATTAATTCAATATAGTTATTACTGCTTGACTCAATCTCATACAATATTTTCTCGGCTCTAGATCTAAGTCGCTCTCTCTCCGCCCCATGAAAAACATTAGGTTTGGATATTCGAGAATAAGCTCTTTTCGTTCTTGCTGAATCTATTATGTTGAGTGCAGCTTTAGCATCTATTGAAACATAAAATCCCTTTTTATGTTCCCATCCATCTTTTAGTTTTTTAGGCTTAAATATCAGAGACTTTGTAATAAATTTCCACATATGATTTCTTACCAATTTTCCATAGACTGCCAAGACCAAGCCCAGCCGATAATTTGAAATTGTTGATCAATTATCTCCTGAGCTGTCAGCCTTTCTTCTGGAAACTCCACAGTATTATCGGAAACAATTCGCACACCACCGAGAGGAAGGTTGTAAAGTCGCTTAAATTTAAAAAGCCCACCATGGCAAATAGCAAACACCTTGCCATCTTTTATAGTTGTACGCTCTAAATCAACGTAAACCGTATCCTTGTCTTTGATAGTTGGCAGCATTGAATCGCCGCTCGCAGGGAATGCCACACAGTTTTCTTGATGAATGTGTCTATCGTTTAAAGATTTACTATTTATAGTGATTTCCTCATGCTCTTGTTCAAGAACCTCACCAAATGACCCAGATCCACAGGAAATGGAAAGATTTGGATAGTATCTAATTTTCACTAGATTATTTAGCTGATAAGCAATTTCATCTGTATTGCTAACATGTTCAATTATTTGATTAATCGTGCCGTTGGTATAGTCTTTGTTATTCGCAAACTCCTGTTTTCCTGTCAATAAATAACTACTAGAAGTACCTAATGCCTGAGCAATAGCTTCCATATTTTTAGCTGATGTACTTTTTTTATCATTCTCTAAATCAGAAATAGTTGATTGGCCAACTTTCGCTTTTTTGGCTAGTTCAGGCTGAGACATGCTTAGAGATCTTCTTAGTGTTCTAATTCGATTTCCTACGCTCATGATTATTACTCCAAAGTTGATATCGCTATTGTGATGTAAATTTATATCGCTATGGCGGTTGCTTAAATATCGCAATCAAGATAAATTATCCCAATAGCTATTACGGGAATGATGAAATGACTAATTGGAGTCAGTTAATTAAAGACCTTCAGGACAAAGAGAAGGGGAATATGACTCAGCAACAAATTGCAGAGAGTGTTCCTTGCTCACAAAACTACATAAGCGATCTAAAGGCTGGAAAGAAAGGTAAAAGGCTTTCTTATGAAATCGCTGACGGTTTAAAGAGACTACACAAAGAGAAAGTAAACCCAGAAAACGAAGGGGTTGCTTAATGTCAGAGAAATTAACCGAAAGCATCACGTTCAAATGCACGTATGAAGAAAAACGTGATTTAGAAGCTATTGCCAGATCTGAAAACAAAACTCTGTCTGAGCACATTAGAAGTTTAGGCATATCAAATATTTCTGAAGTTCGGGAACGTTTAAATAATCTCGCATCTCTTATGCGTCTGACCACAGATACCGTAGACACGCCTATTTTTGAATTAACGCCTGAACCATTGATGAAACCTACCGGCACAAAAAATGCCCATCTGCGGGAACAGATGAGCATCTTTGCCATTCACTCAGAAAGTAAATGAGGCATGCAACAAATGTTGAATTTAACACGTATCGGGGAGGTTGTGAAGCCATGAATACTGCACAAGTAATTCCGTTTAAGAAGCCTTCACAACCAGCACAAGGGGCTGGGAAAAACATGTATAGCGATAAGTTTGATCAAGGCTATGTGATGTCTAGCCGCTTGTATCGAAAAGAAGTGTGGCCATTCATTAGTGATGCTGCACGTAACGTTTATGCGGAGCTGGAAAACCGTATTAACGGACATAACAAGGAGTCTGATTTTGTCAGCTACTCACAGCTACAGGGTGGTGACTTACCAGGTGCGCGTAAATTAAGCCGTGAAACTGTTAGGAATGGCATAGATGAGCTATTAAAACTCAAGGTTGTTTCAATTGCTGGTACTGGTTCAAGGGGCGTAAAAAAATACGTTTTAAATGAGATCTCACTAAAAGATCAGTTCACTAACAGGACTAGTTCGACTACCGAACCAGTTCGGAAAGTGAACCATACTAGTTCGACTACCGAACCAGTAACTAGTTCGGAAACCGAACACACAATAGATACTCCTATAGATCCTTTAGAAAATAATAAGAATAAAGCGCCGTCCGATTTTGTTCCTCAGGATCGCGGTGCTTTAAATTTTATTGATTACCACTCTGACGATCTAAAGCTGTACACGCTGAAAGATCTATCCGGGACCTACCCAATCAAAAAAGATTTCATGGCGCAAGCAGCTGTGAGTTTTCCAAAGCTGTCACAAGACATCGTACTTGAACAACTCAAAGAGCTGGCGCAATGGTCAGTTGGTCAACCTGAACGTATTTCTCAAAAATGGATGACCACCTGGTTGAACTGGTTACGCAATTACCAACCTGCAAAACCCAAGACTGAAAAACCAAAAGCAGCCAAGAAATCTAACGCAAATCTGAACGTGAATGATGCATGGAAAAATCAGCCAATTAATCACGCACCTGTTGAAAACTTCCAAGTGGATATCCCGGAGGACTTCGTATGAACGCAATGTCATCGTTTTCGTTTGGACTGAAAAAAGTTCAAGAGATCTGCAACAAGCATCAGGTCGCTATGGTTCAAGCAGGCCCATATCACAAGTGCCCAAAATGCGCCGTAGAGTTTCATGAAGCACAACTTGCACAAGCGCAGGCCGAAGTGGATCGTCAGGTACGTGAAAAGCACTTTGCAGGTGCTCAACTTCCAGAGCGTCATGCTCAGTCAGGTTTTAAAAATTACCTGGTGAAACATGCAGGACACCAGAATGCTTTAAGACTCGTTGTTTCTCATGCTCAAAGCATCTTGGATGGTCATAAAAACAATCTGGTGATGGTTGGCCCTACAGGTACAGGAAAAACCCATCTGAGCTGTGCAACGGCGAAAACACTGCTGAAAAATGGCAAATACGCACGCTACATCACCAGTGAGGATCTGGCACAACGAATCATGCACGCATGGGATCAACCAGACGCTACAGAGAAATCTGTAATCCATGATTTCACTCAATACGATTTATTAATTCTGGATGAATACGGATTACATGATCGTGATAAGCACCGGGAGCTGGTGCACAAAGTTTTATATGCACGCTATGACCGCATGAAGCCGACCATGCTGATTTCAAATTTAACCCTGGAAGAACTGCAAAAAGACTTAGGTGATCGTCTTTGGTCCCGTTTTCAGCAGGGCGGTTTAACCATAGTGGAATGCAATTGGAATGATCAACGTACAGGGGGTGCAGCATGATTAGTAAATCTCATAGCCATATGTTTGAGCAAACCCTTGAAATCATGCTGTTCATCACGTTCCGGACAAATAAAACCTATGTGATAGATGTTCTGGAGCAAGTGGTTTCAGGTGTAAGCGAAAGAACTGTGTGTAGGTACTTATCCTCGCTTGAGGATCTTGGCTATGTCACAGGCGATAAAAAGAGCCCACAAGGCTTCCTGCCAACGGAAAAGGCAAAACAACTGTTTGGGGCTACTGCATGACGATACGCATGAGCGAAAAACAGTTAGAAGTTCACTTGAATAAGCACAATTTACGCAAGGAATGCGCGTCAGTGCAATTTAAAAACAAAATTGAAGCAAAGACACATGAAGCAGAAAAAAACGCCGTAGACGCGAAACTAGAGCGAAATAGCGTAGGGGGTGAAAAGGTTATTTTAGATTTTAAGTTACCGGCTATTCCTCCAAGCGTGAACCACTACTGGAAGAAATCTGGACGCGGTTTCAAGTTGAGTGATGAGGCAAGAGATTTTCACGATCTGGTCAGCATGTTGGTACCGCCAACCAGAACAGCAGCACGGTTAAAACTGGAGGTGACGTTTCATTTTCCAAATCGGTTAAGACGGGATATCGATAATTACTTGAAAGCAACGATTGATAGCCTGGTGAAGTGTGAATTTTGCGTGGATGACGAACAGTTTGATGAGCTGATAGTGCGCCGGGGCAATGTGGTTAAAGGCGGACTACTCAAAATAAAAGTGATGGAAATTTAAAGTGAATATAGGGGTTGCTATGGGAAGTTCTATGGGGCTGCAACTGGTCGGTGGTGAGTGTGGAGAGGGGGTTTATACGAACGACCCTCGCGCGCGCGCGCGTTTTATCAATCTGCATACCAAAAAGAAGGTCAAAGAGTTCAAGTTAAAACTTCGAAATTACAAACGTCCAGACTTCAACAGAATGATTCTGGACTTAGGCAAATGCGGCTGGACACACGAAAAGATTGCAGACGTTCTGCCGGTGTCTGGTGCTTCTACAGTTTCAGAATGGGCACGTGGTGGCGTTCCGAACTATGACAACGGCCATGCATTCATTCTGCTATGGCAAACAGAGACAGGCATTGTGCGCTACCCACTGGTAGGTGAATGGATGACATACAAGTACAAGATTGGCCAGATGGATATTTTTGAAGACGGCGGCCTGTGTGATCAGGTGATTGATGAATTGGATCGGGAGTTGGGATTGTGAAACTAACTAAGCAGCAGCGCTCAGAACTAAAGATGAAATTTGGCGGTCACTGTGCTTATTGCGGTGACCAATTGGGTGATAAATGGCATGCAGATCATATTGAAGCGGTGAAGCGTGATTTTGATATGAAAAAGTGCGAAAAGACGGGTTACATGATTCCTGTGTCTAATGGGGTTTTATTCAGACCTCAAAATGACACCTTGGAAAATATGAATCCATCTTGTGTACCTTGCAATATAAATAAATCTTCAATGTCTTTGGAGTCATGGCGTAGATCAATTGCCCATTACCGTGATGTTCAATTACTGCGTGATAGCACTCATGCGCGTCACTTGCATCGTTTTGGATTGATTGAGATCAAACCTGATCCTGTGGTGTTCTTTTTTGAAAAGTTGGGTGGTGCTCAAAATGCCTTGCGAGGTGGCCATGAGTAGCGATTCGGTTTTTTATATTTGCGGAACAATCCTAATTTTGGCGTATTGGTTCAAAGAGCCAATCAGCAAGTTTATAGGGGGTTAGGATTGTGAGAGATTTTAAGGTTGGCCAAACAGTAACGCACGACAGTCCATGCTGGAAACCACAAGGCAAGCTAACCATTGTAAAAGTAGATATTGGCCGTCGTAGTGGATTAAAAATTATTACTGCGACGGATGAAAGCGGAAAGGAGTTCACTGCTGTAGAGGGGGTATTTCATGCCACCTGACTACACCCACATAGAGAATGACGGCACGCCGTGGAAGGAATCCAACGGCGATTGGTTTTACTGGCGTGAATTGTGGGGATGGATTCAGTATGTCGGGCCGAAGAATAGTAATTTTTTTAATAAGTTTAGGTGATCTATGAAAAACACAATTAGAGTTGGGCGCTACTTAAATAAATCTACAAGCGCTAAAGAGCTTATACAGAAATGGGCATGTTTAAATCCTGAAATTAAAGATGGTGATGTTGTTCGCGGTAGAACATTTTTACTTAATCTTGAGAAAATGAACCGCTGTGTTTTCTTTCCTGTGAAAAATAATCTGGCGATTCACGATTGCCACTTTACGGGAGCTAAAGAGGGCTTAAAAGGCGACTGGTTAGCTAAATTTAAATTGATGGAATGCCGTGATGATCTAAGCGTGGAGATAATTTAAATGAATACGATCAACGAGCGCATGCGCAAAGATGAAGGTTTTAAAAAGTGGTGCTTTGATACGGGACTGGTGGGTAATAAAAATTGGTTTAATTTAGAGAATGGCTCTGGAGATGAAGTCTATATAGCTTTTGAAGCGTGGGAACACCAACAAGCTATCATTGAGTCTCACGAGCAGCGCCGCATTGAGTTGGCTAAAGAGAATCAAAGATTGCATAAAGAGGTAGCGGCCTATAAGTCTCAGATCCGTGATGCTATCAATGCGTTCGACAGTCTTCATAGCGAGTCTTTGAAGGATGATGTTCGGGATATTGTTAAACCATTTATCTCGGATGATCTCTGTGAATAGCTTGGCAATAAGCATGCCAATTCTTAAGTTTTCCTGAAAATACACAATAAAGCAGAACACCCATACCCCCACAGTAACCCTATTCAATCAACCACTGAATAGGGTTTTTTTATGGCAGCTCGCAAAGTAAATACACCAGGTGCACCAGAGAAAGCGCCGGAACCAGTCAGCACAGCAGAACAAGCCGATGCAGCGTTAGAGCACATCACAGGTCAGGATGCTGAATCACAAGACCAGTCTACTAATGAAACCAGTTCACTAGGTACACCAGTTGAACCAACTGCAGAAGAACTGGCAGCCAAAAAGGAATATGAAGAATTCCTTCAATGGCGCAAAACCAAAGGTGAATCAGCTCAACCAGCTACACAGCATGCACCTACCGACCCAACAGCAAAGCGCACGCGCCAAGTTGTAGGCCCTAACGGTTGGATCACTGAGGAGTACTAACCATGTGCGGTGGATTCATAGGTAAGGCTATTAGCACCGTAACGGATGCCATTGGTCTGACTGATACCAAGGCAGCATCCAAGGGCTATGACGCTCAGGCGGCAGAAGCAAAGGCCAGAGCAGAGGCACAGACAGCGGAAAACGAACAGGTGGCACAGCGCAAAAAGCGTAAAGCTTCTGAAGTGCTTTCTTCTGCATCTGATGATGAAAAGAAATCAACACTAGGCGGTTAAGGCATGAGTGATCGAGCAAGTCAAATTTGCAAACGGTTGGGTGAGCTTCGGGCAGAACGTGCCAAGTATGAAGCGCACTGGACTGAATGCTATAAGTACGGAGCACCTGAGCGCCAACAGTGTTTTAGTGGCAGTTCAGGTTCCGAAGGCACCAGAGAGAAACAGCGTGCTGATTTGCTGGATTCTACTGCTGCCGAATCTATCCTGATCTTTGTATCTAACCTGATTGCAGGTACCACACCTGCAAACGCGATCTGGTTTAAAGCTGTGCCTGATGGTATGGACGATCAAGCCGAACTTACACCAGGTGAACACTGGCTTGAACAGGTCGCACAATTCTTATTTCGCAATATCCACGGCGCAAACTTTGACAGTGAAATCTACGACATGATCATTGATTTCGCCGTTGCTGGCTGGGGTGTGGTTTATCAAGACATTGACCGTGAAAAAGGCGGTGGCTTCACTTATCAGTGCTGGCCAATTGGTGAATGCTTTATTGCGTCGACTCGATCTGATGGCCAAGTGGATACAATCTATCGTGAATACACCAAAACGGCTGCACAGCTTGTATCTGAGTTCGGCGAAAACAAAGTAAGTGATGCTGTACGTAATGCTTACCAGAGCCGTCCAGATGACCGTTTCAAGATCGTTCATGTGATTGAACCACGCAAGGTCAAAGCATCAATGACCAATCGTGTATTGCTGCCAAAGAATATGCCGTTTGCTTCATATCATGTGGAGGTGGATGGAAAAAATATCCTAAAGGAATCTGGTTATAACGAGTTCCCTTGTGCGGTACCACGTTTTAGAAAGATCCCGGGCAGCGTGTACGGGATCGGCATCATGTCCACGGCGTTACCAGATGCTAAATCAGCCAATGCTTTGATGCGTGACACCTTGCGCAGTGCTGAGATTGATGTGTTGGGTTTCTGGATTGCTGAGGATGACGGGATTTTAAACCCACGTACTGTACGTATCGGTGGCGGCAAGATCGTTACTGCAGGAAAAGTAGATGCAATGAAACGTCTGGATAGTGGTCGGGGCTTTCAGGTCGCAGATCCGCTGTTAGATCGCATTCAATCCAGCATCCGCAGAAAGCTTATGGCTGATGGGATGTCGCAGCATTACAACACACCACCGACAGCAGCAGAGATTTATGCACGTGTCGACATGATCCGGCAGCAACTTGGGCCGTTATATGGCCGTGCACAGGCTGAATTGCTTGTTCCTATCCTTGATCGTGCTTTTGGTCTGGCATATCGGGCAGAAGCATTAGGCGAAGCACCAGAGGATCTACAAGGCCGCAATCTTTCATTCAAGTTTATTTCACCACTGGCACGTGCTCAGAAGCTTGAGGAAGTGGCCAGTATTGAACGTCTTATGGCTTCACTTGGGTCAATTATTGAAGTCGCGCCGGATGCACTGGACAACATCAATCTTGATGCAGTACCGCAAGTACTGGCGGCTGGTCTGGGTGCACCAACTTCAATCATGCGTACCACGGATGAACTTCAGGCATACCGTGAGCAGAAAGCCCAGGCACAACAGCAGGCAGCTGCACAGGAGCAAGAATCAGCTATGGCGCAGCAGATGACAGGCGCAGTTGCTCAAGGTATGGGTAAAGGCTTAGAAGCACAAATGGTCAGTGAGGTGATGCAATGATTTTAATTATCGCCGTTCTGGCCATCCTCTTACTGATTGCGTGTTACGGCTGGTGGAACTGTTACCGGTCTAAGCAGCTTGTAGAAGCTGTGAGCGAATTTAATAAAAATGCGGTTAATGAGATTCAGATTTGGCTTTATGAAGAAAAGCAAACAGTTGAAGCACTTAAGAATGAGCTTGCCAATCTTAAGGCTCAGCCTGATCAGGAATTTAAAGAACTGGTCCAGGAGCAAGAGGACGAATTAGGCTTTGGCCATCACGTTAAATGGCGCTCACACCGAAAGCCAACGGCGCTGACCTATCAGATGCATTTCGATATGGACGTTAATGGCCAACGAATTTTAGAAGAACTCACCGTGCGATTTAAACGTAATGCTTTCACTGACAACGAACGTGAGACATGCCGCCGTTTAGGCCGTGCCGAAGTCGTGGACTTCATTATCAACCGAATTAACACAGCAAACGACCCTCGCTATGACGAGAGCCTAGAACTAGCACACATGGAGCAAAACAATGAATGAACAACAGACAACAGACACACCAGACGTTCAAACAACTGAACAAACTCACACTACAACACCACCTGCAGGAACAGAAACGCAAACGGTGCCGGGTACTGAGACAACACAGCAGAGCCCTGGTGAGCAAGAAACGCAAACAACTGAAACAGATCCAGCAAAAGCGGTACCAGAATCTGCCGATGCCTATAGCGTTTCAATTGATGGCTTCGATTTTGATGCTTTTAAAGCGGATAACGCTGAAGTACTGCAATCATTCCATGCTGAAGGCATGACCAATAAGCAAGTTGAAGCAGTCGTTAAAGCCTATGAACAGCATCAATCCGTTCAGATGGAAGCCCTGCAGGAAGAATGGGGCAATGACTTTGGTGCAAATGTGAATCTGGCTAAACAGGCCATTGAAGCATTAGGTTTTCAGGCTTCGGATCTGGACTCACCAATCGGCGCGTTAAAGCTGGCAGCCGCTATTGGTAAGCATATTCAGGAAGATTTACCACCTTCTAACACACAACAAAACGTTGGTGAATCAGTTCAACAATTAATGATGTCGGAAGCCTACTTGAACGACAAGCATCCAGACCATAAACGCGTCTATGCACAGGTTGAACAGGCTTATGCGAAGCAATATCAATAAGGGGGATTTAGCCAATGGCTAACCAAAACAAAATCACAGCGGCGTTTGTTCAACAGTTCCATGACACATACGACGTTGCGGCACAGCAAAACGAATCACGACTGCTTAAAACCGTTGTGAACCGTGGAAAAATTGAAGGTGAGTCATTCACCATCAATGACATGGGATCTGTGGAAATGCAGGCTTCTGGTGCTCGCTATGGCGACACTCAGTGGACGCATCCGGATGTGGGTGTGCGTACCGCGTTAATGTCTGATTGGGATCTATTCATTCCAATTGAACCGCGTGACCTGCCTAAGCTAAAAGCAATGCCACAAGACAAATATATGAAGTTATTGATCAGCGCACGTGAGCGCAAGATTGACGACATTATTTATACAGCGCTTGTTGGTCCAGTGACTCGCAAAGTAGTAGACGATGCCGGTACAGCAACTGTTTCCACGGTGAACCTACCAGCAGGTCAAATCATCGCACCGGCTTTCGGTACGCTGAAGCAGCAAATCACCAAAGCAAAATCACTATTCCGTGCGAACGAATGTGATGAGCAGAACGGTGAAGAAATCTTTATCACGTACACATCGGATGTTCTTAACGCATTCTTGAACGACACCATCTTGACCAACTCGGATCATGTCAACGTTCAGATGTTGCAGAACGGTGCAGTCGGTCACAAGTGGTTGGGTGTGACTTGGGTTGCTTATGAAAAAGTAGGTCAAGGCGCTACAGCTGGAACCAAGCGTTTAGCAATGTACTGTAAGTCTGCCGTTCATTTCGGTGATGCAGATATTACTAGCTTCGATATCTCGACTCGTCCGGATAAGAAGAACGTAAAACAGGTTGGTGGTGTTCATTCATTTGGTGCTGGTCGTGCCAATGAGAAGAAAGTCGTAGCAATCGACTACACACCGGCTTAATTAAAGGGGCTTTGGCTCGACATCTTGGGCATGGGGTGTCGGGTCTTTTTTATAAGGAGCAGCCAAAATGATTCAATTTCTGATGTGTCTTTTTGGTTTTCATGGTGCGACTGAGATTGGAACTGATACCAAGCCAGAGTGCCGAAATTGTTTGAAAGAAGTGGAATAAGAATATGGAAAATCAACATCGTAAAATTAATGGTTATCGTGAGCTAACCAAAGAAGAAATTGATTTAATGAATCGCATCAAAGAGAAAGGTGCGGAATTACTTGCTTTACAAAATGAACTAGCCAATCGATTAAGCACTGACTTCGAATACAAACAAGCTAATGCTATTCGCTCGCAAGTCGCTCCAAATGATTTTGCAAGCGTTGAATATCAAGAGTTCAACCGATTTAAAGCAGCAGAACCACAACGATGGGCTGCGATTGGTAAGACTGATATTCAGACTGGAATTATGGCTTTAGTTCGCGCTGTAGCACAGCCATCTGGTATTTGATACCCAACAAACCAATTCTTAAAAGCCTTCAAGATCATTAAAACTTGAGGGCTTTTTTATGTCTATTACAACCAGAACATCCATCGTCAATTATGCTTTAAGCCTGATCGGTGATCAGAATATTGCATCATTCGACGAGAACACTGCACGTGCTGAACGTTGCCGAAGTATCTATGACCAGGTGCGAAAATCAATTCTCCGTGATCATCCGTGGTCATGTGCAAAAAAACGTACCATTCTTGCACCAGTGACAACTTATCCGGCCTTTGGTTATACCCATTCTTTCCCATTGCCACGTGATTTCATCCGGATCATCAGTGCCAATACTGAAAAATATGAAGTCGAAAACCGCTACATTCTGGCCAATACCGATGCAATCCAGCTGGAATACATCTTTGATAACGACAATGAAGATTCGTGGGATTCCATGCTGGTTGAAGCTATGTCACTCAAGATGGCCGCAAAGCTATGCAAACCGAATACCGGTAGTGATGCAGCAGGGCAATCGGCAGAAGCTCAGTACCGTGATCTGATCAAGCGTGCACGTACGATCAATGCGCAAGAACGACCTTCTGAAGACATCGTGTATGAGGAATCACGCTATATCGGGAGTCGCTACTAATGAAGCAATGGCTACTCAAAAATAACCTGTCCAGCGGTGAGCTATCACCGTTACTGCATACCCGAACTGATGTGCAGCAATATGCCAACGGCGCTAAAAAACTGCTTAATGCAATCCCCCTGGTAGAGGGGGGCGCAAAGAAACGTCCAGGTACTAAGTTTCGTGGCATCTTCGCTGGTGCATTGCGCCTGATTCCATTTGTACCGAACTCAGACAATCCATTTCTATTGATCTTGGGCATTAATACACTGCAGGTGTATGACCCTTTAACGCAATCTGTAGTCCATACAGGAAGTACGCCGTACAACACAGCGACCAAAGTTGCACAGATCCAAGTGGCACACTCACGCTATCGCATGTTCTTTGTCCAGGGTGATCATCCGGTACATCGTCTGGTATGTAGCAAGGACTTTGATAACTGGAATTTTGATCAATTCACTTTTGTCACCGCACCGGTGGATGAAATTAACACTACACCTAACGTGGCATTAAAGCCAAATGGCACAGATGTTGGTAAAACCATTACGCTGACCGCTTCATCATATCCAAACTGGAAGAACACTGAAAACTACATCATTGGTGAGCGTGTTATTCATCTGCTTAAAACATGGGAAGCGGTAGCAGATAACTCTGCATCCGAGCCGACAGATCTGAATGATAAGTGGCATGAAGTCGCCTGGTATGACATTCCAGTCTTTAATGCCTCTCACATTGGCGCAATCGTAAATATCAACGGTGGCCAAGTCCGTATTACTACAATCACATCGGGTACAGTGGTCTCGGGTGAGGTGTTAGTAAAACTGAATGCAGACGTTCAAGCTATTGCCAAATCATGGACCTTAAATACTGCGGCATTTACAGCAGCTACCGGTTATCCATCCACAGTGACATTCTTTAAACAGCGCCTGGTCTTTGCCAACACCAAAAACAACCCGAACCAGTTATGGGTTAGTGCAATCGGGAATGATGGTGACTTCTTGGAAGCAACGGACGATGCCAGTGCATTTTCTATGGCTTCATCATCTGCACAGGCAGACAATATTTTACACCTGGCACAACGTGGTGGTGTAGTCGCACTCACTGGCGGTTCTGAGTTCCTGATTAGTTCAGCCGGTGCATTTACACCAGCATCTGCCCAGATTGAACAGCACACAACCTACGGCGCACAATCCAACGTCCGTCCGTGCCTGGTGGGTAATGAGCTGCTATTTGTTCAGCGTGGCGGTAACCGTTTACGTGCACTGTCTTATCGTTATGAGGTAGATGGTCTGGTCAGTCCGGAACTATCAGCTATTGCACCACACATTGCAGAGGATCATGGCGGTATCAAGGAACTAACCTATCAGCAAACGCCGTATAGCCTGGTCTGGATGGTGCTGAATGATGGCAAAGTGGCCAGCATTACTTTAAACCGTGATCAGGAAATGAATGCCTGGGCACAGCATGACTTTGGTGGAGCTGTTCGCTCAATCTGTGCCTTGCCTCAAGCTGCCGGCAATGATCTGTGCTTCATGCTGATTCAGCGTAAATCAGCGGTTGTGCTGGAGCAGCTGGACGAAACATCATTCATGGATTGTGAAATTGCGCATAACGGCGCATTGGCAAATAGAAATTTGCATAACAGCACACAGTACCGATTCCAGAATGCAGATGGCTATTTCTACGATGACAACCAGCCAACATCCGGCACGTGGTTTGCTGGCCAGCCGTTCAATATGGAAGTGGAGTTCTTGCCACCAGATCACAGCCAAGTTCCCAATACTGCAATGTTTCATAAGATCCAGGCGCATGAAACGGTTTTATATATTCGCAATTCAATTGGTGGTCAGTGCAACCAGTACGATCTAGAACACAAGTCATTTAACCAGTCTGCATTCCAGAACCTGACCTATACAGGGCCGGTCAGTGTCAGCATGAATGGCTGGTCGACCTTGCACGAAATGGAATTAAAAATAACACACAACAAACCGCTACCTTTCCACGTCCAAAGTGTAGCTATGTTGGTATCAATGAATGAGAGATAAAGATGCTTGTACGTGCAGCAACACTAAAAGATTTAGACACGCTTGTTGACTGGGGCAAGCGTCTGACCAATGAATCACCACGGTTTAAGAAACAGGGCTTTGATGAAAAGCGGGCTAGAAATGTATTTGCTTATCTGATTGATAAACATGGATCAATCCTGATGGTGACAGATGAATACTCGAATCCGGTCGGCACATTAATTGGCGCATTAGATACTGACTGGCGAACAGGCCAGAAACTTGCTTATGAGCAGGGTCTTTATGTTCTGCCGGAATATCGTAAATCGGGTGCAGCCAGTGATCTGATTGAAACATTCAAAGTATGGGCAGATATGAACAAGGCAGACCGTATTCAGATTGGTACCATCACTGGCATACATGCCGAACGCACTGTAAGCCTATATGAATCATTGGGCTTTGAACTGGTCGGCTATGTGCTGGAAATGGAGGTCTAATCATGTGTGGAGGTAAGAATTTTATTAGTGACGCTCTTAGTGGTGTACAGAATTTAGCAAATGGCCAAATGGCATCTGCTACAGCTAAAGGTAATGCCAAAACGGTTAAATCAGTTGCACTGGCAGAAGCTGAAAAGATGAAGCGACAGGGTAAAAGCAATGCTTCAACGGCGCGTGCCGTAGCTGCGGAAAATGGTGTGAATGTTGATGTAGGTGCAGCAGCAATGCTTCAGGATGAGCATATTTCTGATGCGGCTTATAACGCCTCGCTCAATATCTCTGATGCTGATTATCAGGCTAAACAGATTCGTATGCAGGGAAAAATGCAGCGCAACAACTATGGCATGAATGCGGCTTCTGATTTTGTAAGCGTTGGTGCTAAAGCGATGGGGTGGAAATAATGGCGTTAATTCCAAAATCTCAAGGTCGAGATACTTCACGGCCTGTTATGCAGCAACACACTCCAATGACTGGTCTTTCGAAAATTGGAGAAACCATTGGTGGCGTTATTGATGAACGCAGACGAAAATCCGATGAAGCCGATGTATCTGCAAAACGCGCAGAGCTTTATCACAATGATCTGGCGGAAAAAGAAGCCAAGGTTAAGCTGGATGATGTGCTGACTACAGAGCTATCAGAGCAGGTAACGTTGCTTAAAAACGATGTAGCCAACGGCGCAATGAATGCTGATACGGCCAATAAAACATTACAGCAATGGTCTGAAAAGCGTTTCAAAGATATGGAAGGTGAGCTGCCCGGGCATGCTCACCAAGCATTAAGTCAGCACTGGTCTAGCAATGTGACTCGTAATGCTACTGCATTCCTGCCGCTGCAGCTGAGTGCTGATAACAAAAAAGGCGAAGTGCTGGCTGATCGTTATCTTGAGATCGGCACACGTATGGATCGTGAAGCGGGTGCGGAATACGTCAAATCCAATATTCAAAGCCTAAATATCCCAGAAGCACAAAAACAGGCGCTGATTTATAAATACCAAGGCGCACGTGATTTGCAAGATATTGACGGACGTATCACCAGTGCCATTGAAAATAAGGACACGGCCAGCCTGCAGCAGCTTGTCACTGAAATGGATAACGGTGGTTTTGGTTATACAGACGGCCCAACGCTACAACAAAAGAAAGCCCAGGCATTAAGCCGGATCGATGCAATCAATAAACAGGTTGAAGTTGAGGAAAATAAGCGTCTGCAGTTAGCCGGCAAAGTTCTGAATGATTTTAAATCTCAGGTGCTGACTGGTCGTGCTTTGGATGATGGGTATCTGGAAAGCGTAAAGGGTGCAGTAGTTGGAACTGAGCACGAAGCCGAATACAACTTCTACAAATCACAATCAAATAACTTTCAGCAGTTTTCCAACCTGTCTACAGCTGAGCAGCTAAAGCGTATCAATGAACAGAAGGTACGTGCCAAGAATAGCAAGACCACTGATGCTGTGAATGAAGAAAAGATTTTAGGTGTCTATGAATCCATCCATAAGGAAAAGACAGAAACATTAAAAAATAATCCGAATCAGGCAGTACGTGAAGCAGGTTTAGAAACGCATAGCCTGAATGCTGGTGAACTAAAAGCCAATCCAAAATCATTTGCTGCCAAAGCGATTGATAACGGCGTGAGTCAATTAGCGCTTAAAGATCCAAACATTGTGGTGAAGCCTATTGCTGCAGAAGATCTGGCAGAGGCCAAGCAAGCGTTTGAAGCGAAGTCTGTGAATGACAAACTGGATTTTATTGGAGAGCTGATCAACCAATCAAAAGGCGTACCGAATGGCAGCAAGATCTGGTCAGCGACTATGGGGCAGCTTGGCGGTGGTGATCTAACATACCTTATGGCGGGTGTAGCACGTGCTAACAACTATCGTTCAGAACAAGGGGAAGATGTAGCAGCAGCGATTATTTCAGGTACTCAGGCGCTTAAAAATAAGCAGCTGATCATGCCGAAAGATGATCTTCTAAAAACAAAGTTTAATGAATATGTGGGTAATTCTGTATCTGGTGAAACTGCCAATATGACGTATTCAACATTCAAATCGATCTATGCGCATTTGATGGAACGTGGCAATGCACAAGGTGGAACAAACGAAACCATTGAAACCAGTATTGCGAATGCAGCTTTAAGTATGGCTACAGGTGGCGTATATGACCAAGGCTTAAAGTATGGTATCGGCAATAAAACATGGAAGGTATCGAAGCCATACGGTATGGATGATGACCGTTTTGAAAGTGAAGTCAGCAAAGGCTATGCCGCGATTTCTCAGGCCACTGGTATCAGCACAGCCGAACTGCAAGATTTACGCCTACGCCGATCTGACAAGCGATCCAAGAAAGGCGAAATCCAATATGACCTGATCAATGAACGTGGTGCGCCGTTGCAAGTGGGTGGTGTGATGTGGCGGATCAACATGCAGGGAGCAACCAAGTAATGAGTAACTGGCTATCTGAATATTCAAGCAGCGATCAAAAGCAGGTTGATCAGCTTAATGCACCAGGTGTGAGTTATGCACCCATTGAGCAAAAAGAAGAATCCAGCGCATTGTTTAAAGTGGCTGCACCGTTTCGTGGTGCGGCAGCTGGCTTTGCTAAAGTCGGTGATGCGATTGCCGCGCCGATCGATGAGATTGTAGATCGTGTTTCATACTCCCTAGATGATGTTGGCAAAGAGGAATTTAGCGAGCCGTATTCTGCCTACAAGGAGCGCAAGCAAAAGGCGCGTGATGATCTGGTATACGAGTCGATTGATTATCTTCAAGACAAAGAGAATACCGGGACAGTAGGGCGTATTGGTTTTGCTATTGGCGATTATGCTACACGTGCGGCCGCTGGTAGTGCTGTAGCAGGCCCATTGGGTGCGGCAGCTGTTACCGGTGCATCTGAGACTAACTATGTCTATGGTGATTTAACCCGGGAAGGTGTGGACGAAGAAACCGCTTTAAAAGTCGCTTTGACTGATGGTGGTGTAGCTGCTGCATCAACCTTTCTACCTATGTCGTATGGCTGGAAAGGCACAGGTGGTGTGATTAAAGATGGTCTGCTTTCCGTGGGTGGGGCATCTGGTCTATCCATTGGTGGCCAAGCTATATCAGGTGCAATTCTTAAATCTGAAGGCTACGACAAACAGGCGAAAAAATACGAAATCACAAACGAATCAGTCACCACAGATATTGGGCTAAATATTCTATTTTTTGGTGCAGCACGTGGTGCAGGTAAGTATTTCAATAATCCTGATGTCACACCAGAACAGCAGCAGGCAGCATTGGTTTTAAATGAATTGGAGTTTGAGGAAACACTGGCACCAGTGAAGCCAGCTAATCCGGTTCAGGCCAATAACCATATTAAAAACTTGGATACAGCAACTGAAGCCCTGCGCATGGGTCGACCGGTAAATGTGGTGCATCCGGTGAAAGGTGAGGACAAGCAGAAACCTGTTAATTATGAAAGCATGGCTCTACCAACGAATGCCAAAACGATTGCACGCAAAGCACAACAGGCCGGGATTCCTCCAAATGTAGCTTTAACGATTGCCCATATTGAAACTGGCGGCTCATTTAGCCATACAGCCAAGAATCCAACATCATCCGCACATGGTCTGTTTCAGGTGCTGGATAAGTCGTGGAGTAACTTGGGCGGTGGTGATCGATCCAATATTGATGAGCAGATCCGCATCGGCTTCAAGCATATGAAGCAGGCAGAAAGTTATATCAAGAAAAGTATTGGCCGTGAGCTGCAACCACATGAGCATTATTTAGGGCATTTACTTGGACCAGGTGGCGCAAGTGCAGTTTTAAAAGCAGATCCAAATACACCGCTGATTGATGTGGTTCGTAAGTACGATCCAAAGAACGCCAATGACATTGTGAAAAACAATGCCATGGAGGGCATGACGGTCGGGCAGGCTATTGGCAAATGGCGTAACAAGTGGAACAGTCTAAGCGCTCGATATGGTGGCAATGGCACCAGTACTGCAATCGGCATGGATGGATCAAGCTATGACATGGCTTATGAGGTCAAATCACTGGATGAGCTGATTGCATCCAATGATCTGGCTTATGGAGTCAATCCGCTTTATCCATCTGAATTACAACCGCGTGACCGTACCCGAGAAGCATCACGTCAACAGATTGAACGTATGGCTGAGAACCTGAATCCTGAATGGTTAGGTGAGTCCAATATGTTATCTAATGGTGCTCCAATTATCGGCATGGATAACGTGGTGGAGTCAGGCAACGGACGTACGCTGGCCATTGCAAAGGCTTATGAATCGGGCCGTGCTGAAGAATATCGGGCCTTTCTGGAACAGTATGCGGCTGAACGTGGTATCGATATTGCTGGTATCAACAATCCTGTTTTAGTCCGGACACGCTTAACCGATACCGACCGTGTGCAATTTACTCAACTTGCCAATCAAGCCGATGTTGCACAGTACTCCGCAACGGAACGTGCTGTGAGTGACTTAGATCGTCTGCCTGATGCTTCTTTGCTGAAGATCAATAATGATGGCTCAATCAATCTAGATGGCTCTATGGATTTTGTACGCGGTTTTGTAGGGTCGTTGCCAAAGTCAGAACAGGGCACAGTGATTACCGGTGACGGACGATTAAGCCAGGAAGGGAAGCGCCGTATTGAATCTGCGATTATGCAGCGTGCTTATGATGATTCGTCATTGATTGGCCGTATGGCTGAAAATCTGGATGATGACAGCAAGACAGTATTGAATGCCTTGCTCCGTGCTGCACCACAATTGGCACAGCTTGATAGCTTAGTGAAGCAGGGTGGTCGTCATCAAAACACTTTGGCAAAAGACTTGGCACAGGCAGCGCAAAAGCTCAGTGATCTAAAAGCCAATGGCCAGACCGTACCAGATTATTTAAATCAAGGTCAGCTTATTGATGATGGACTTTCACCTGGTGCGCGTGATTTCCTGAATGTCTTTGACCAGAATAAGCGTAGTACGAAAGCGATTGGTGAGAATATTCAATCCAAGATTGATGAAGTTGAAGCCATGGGAGATCCGCGACAAGGTTCGCTGTTTGGTGATGGTCCAGAAGAATCAGCCGCCTTGGATATCATTATGCAGAATCCAGATCAGCAGATTTCTGTCAGTCGTATGCGACCGGATGGTGAGATGGAAGAAATTACCATGTCTTTACGTGAACGACTGGATGAACTGGAAGCCGAAGCGCGTCAGGCACAAGAAGATACTTTGGCCGCACAGACTGCGATTAGTTGTGCTTTACAGTTTGGGGAGTGACGTTATATCTTTTGAAAAGAAAAAAGATTGAACATGAAATCACCTTGAGATAATTGCTTATGAATAATGCAGAGAATTTTGATTGGGATAAGTGGATCTCAAATACAAGTTATATGGATGTAATTAAAAAAAGTCCTATTAGTCATTTCGGTAGGGCTGTACCTACTTCAATATGTCCAGTGGATAATGATGTTTTATATATTAACTCTATTGACGAGTGGATCGATCTTAATGACCAAGATCATGTAAAGCAGTCTTTAGAAAATATAGTGCGTAGCTATTTGAGCAGATCAAGAAATAATAGCGAATTCGGGTTGGATGCATTAATACTCACTCAAAGACAATATGATTTCGAAGTGCTATGCGTACTTACACAGGAACGGTTTGATCATGTAGATGATTTATTTAATGGAGAATATGAGCAATCCCTTTTTGATGTAAAAGAATTGTTCAATGAGATGGCAAATAAGCTTAAGCCTTAAGCTTTACCCAACAAACCACACTCTAACTAATGCTCAGATGATGGAAATTATCTGGGCATTTTTATTATGAAAGACCAATGCAAGGCCGCCGTAGCTAAAGCACTCGGCAAGGCCACACTAAACCAGCAAGAAGCCACCGATATTGAAAACCGGATCAAGGACGCGATGAAGTCTTTGGCCAAACAGGATATCCAGAACTGGCGCAATTTATCCGATGCTGAAAAACTGGTGAAAGCCGGTGAGTTTGTGGCACAGGATATTCAGGCGCAATTAAAACAAAAGCATGCTATTGCTGCACGCGACATTCTCACTCAGAACAAAAACCTTGCGCAGCTGGATCATCCAACCCTGTCAGCCAGTGAAGTGGTAGACCGTATGGTGGCACCGCATGGAGATATGTCCGGCGTTCAATCGATTGACTCTAAAGCACGTGCCATTGCATCTGTTTACCGTGGTGAGCTGGTGGACTTCTACACCAATGTAAAAGGTGCTTTAGGCGTATTCACCGATGCAGAACTGGTACAGAGAATCGTCCGTGAGCGCTTTGGTGATAACACTGGCGACCCGTTGGCCAAAAAGATTTCAGATAAGATGGGCGAAGTATTTGATGGAATGAAAGATAGATTCAATAGAAGTGGTGGAAATATTGGAACTCTAACGAATTGGGGTTTGCCGCAGACTCATAGTCTGGAAAAGATCGTATTAGCTGGCAAACAGGCTTGGGTTGATTTTGTTATATCTAGACAAGACCGCAATCAGTTTACTCATCCAGACGGAAGTTTGTATTCTGATGTGGAGTTAAAAGAATTACTCGAATACTCATTCGACACATTGAGCAGCAACGGTGCCAATAAAACTGAAATTGGCCGGCAGTCCTTTGGAGGTAATTCCAAAGTCACCAGCCGTCATTCTGAAAGCCGGGTACTGCATTTTAAAGATGCTGAATCGTGGATGGAATATCAGGCTGAGTTCGGTGGTATGCCGTTTGTAGACTTGGTGGAAGCACATATTAACGGCTTATCCAAAGATATCGCTATGGTTGAAAATCTTGGTAGTAGTCCTAAAAATGCCATGCGCATATTGATGGATGCAGCAGAGCAAAAGGACTGGCAAAAGGGTATTGATGCAAACGATACAGGCAAATCACGCAAGCGTGCACAAACCATGTTTGATGAATTCTCCGGACAGAACACACCGCAATCTGAAGTGCTGGCCAATATGGGTTTAGCGTATCGATCAATGAACGTGGCATCGATGCTGGGTGGTACCACAATTTCATCCGTCACCGATCAGGCTATGATTGCCAAGACTGCATCGATCCATGGCATTGCCTACCGTAAAACCTTTGGTGAACTGATTTCACAACTTAATCCGGCAAATAAAGAAGATCGGCAGCTGGCACACAGCTTAGGTCTGGCCACTGAGGAAATGCTCGGGTCTATCGCACGCTGGTCGGATGATGGATTAACCTCAGTACATGGCAAGTCACAGAAACTGGCTCGAGTATCCAGTGGTATTGCTTCACAGGTTATGCGCATATCTGGCCTGAATGCACTCACGGCAGCATCAAAAGTCGGTTTTACTAAGATGCTTATGCATAAATACGGCACTTTAACCCGCTCTAAAGCATGGGCTGATCTGGACGCAATGGATCGTGAGCTGATAGAAAAAACTGGATTAAATGAAAGAGCATGGGAAGTCATGCGCCTGGCTGATCCGGTGGTGGATCGTAAAGGCAACCAGTTAATGTCTGCACGTTCTATCTATGAAATTCCAGATAGTGATTTAACTAGGTTTGGCGACCCACAAAAGGTGCGTGACGAAGTGGCCACACAATTTCAGGCACACTTACTGGATGAACAGGGAATGGCCGTGGTTGAAGCTGGATTACGTGAACGTACTTGGATGAGTGCAGGGCAGCGCAAAGGCACAGGCATGGGTGAACTGGTCAAATCCATGCTTCAGTTTAAATCATTCCCAGCAGCATTCTTAATGCGTCATGGTTCACGTGCAATGGCACAGGATGGTGTGAAAGGCAAAGCAGCTTATGGTGTTTCATTATTTGCCATGACCACATTACTTGGCGCACTTGCTGTGCAGCTTAAAGAGCTGGCCAATGGTAATGACCCTTCTACCATTTGGGATAGTGATGATCCGCAAAAGACAATGAATTTCTGGACACGTTCAGCGATTCAAGGCGGTGGCTTATCCATCCTTGGCGATATTCTTGTTGCTGGTACCGATACTTCAGGGCGTAGTACTTCTGATTTTATGGTGGGCCCATTAGGTTCAGACGTTAAAGCAGTGCTCGGTTTGACGGTAGGCAACCTGACGCAGTATTACGATGACAAGGACACCAATGCAGCCAATGAAGCATTCCGTTTGCTCAAGAACAAGATCCCTGCACAAAACTTGTGGTACACCAAAGCCGCGACTAATCGCCTAGTCTTTGATGAAATGCAGGACATGATTGCACCTGGATACCGTGAAAAGTTACTGCGTAAAGCCGAGCGTGAGCATGACCGGACGCGATTCTGGGGTGATGATGTAGGTGATATTCAGATGCCTGATTTTGATAGACTTGTGCAATAAAAATAAGGCTGCAATTGCAGCCTTATTTTTTGATCTTAATAAATTATTATTTACCACCTGGACGACGATCAGCAGCACGGTCGCCACAAGATGAGCCATCTTTAGCAGACTGCCAGCTATGGTCACATGAACCAGCAAAAGTCATAGTTGTAGGCAGTGCTAAGATTGCAGCAAGAATTAAAGTTTTCACTTGAAATACCACTTATTGTAGTTTGCAGATTTGCTCAATCAGCATACATTTTAAACTATTAAAATTCTATGACTACCAAAGTAGGACACCCAACAAAGCTGCTCTAGATCCTCTGTATATATGGCTTATATACGGGGGATTTTTTTATGCGTGATGACCAGATAGAGCGAATCAAATTACTTTCTGAAGAAATTGCAGACGACATGGTCAGTACTGCGGAAGCTGCTATTGATACTAATATCAAAACAAAAGTAGGCCGTGGGGATAAATCTTTTTTGTATGGCATCGTCAAAAATCAGGCTGGCGTTATGGCAACTCTGCAACGTGTACTTGATGTCAAATCAGGCAAGGTCCCACCAATTAGCGCAACAGCAGCAACACAGGAGAAATACGAACAGCAACTGATTAAAAAAGCCGAAGCAGAAGCCGCAAAACTTAAACAACGCCTTAGCTAATGACTAAACCAAAGATTTCATTCTTAGCGTTCTTTCTGCTTTGGGCTGAGCTGCAAGGCTGGAAGGTTCCGCTATTTCATGTTCAGGTCTGTGTATTCCTTGAAGTGTTCTATCTTAAAGGGCGTACAGGCTTGCTTATGCTTCCACGTGGGCATTCCAAGTCAAGTATTCTGGACGTATTTAACGCCTGGGTAATTTACTGCTGGCCACACACACAAATTCTGCACCAGGGAACAACTGATTCAGATGCATATAAGTGTTCAAAAGGCACACGTGATGTATTAGAAAAGCATCCGCTGTGTATTGATAATCACAATGTCAGTATCCGTCAGGGTGAAATTGAACGCTGGTTTGTAAATGGCACGTTAGATGTTCGATACGGCACCATGCTGGCCAAAGGGATTCTTTCTGGTGTAACGGGCCACCGCGCACACTTCATTCAAAATGATGACGTTGAGACACCGCAGACCACCGCCAATCCGGAACAGCGGGAGAAACTACCGAAGAAATTATCTGAGCAGACACACATTGCCATACCAGGTGCAAAAAAGCTTTGGATCGGCACACCGCACACCCATGATTCACTTTATGAAAAAATCAAAAAACAAAGAAAGGTGGATAAATTAATTCTCAAAATGTTTGAACATGAAAAGCGTTTTGAGGATACGCAGAAGGACCAGAAGGTTTTACTTGATTTTGAGCCGGTTCATGGATTCTCAGGTATTGGCGTTGGTGCAAAGTATCTGCATAAAGGTGAGCACTATGAATGCCGAAAGCTAAAAAATGTCTGGGAAATTACCTTTCTTGAATCAAACTATATCGTGGATTTCTACTCCGAAGGACTTTGGGAAGAACGATTCACACCAGAAGAAATGGAGTTCCGGCGCGAAGAATGTAAAACCCTGAATGAATGGGATTCACAGTATCAGATGCATGCCAAACCTATTGGTGATGTGCGTCTTGATCCAGATAAGATTCTTGCCTATGACTGTGAGCCAGTGCTTAAACGCGCCAATGGTGAATACTTCATGATGCTAGGGGAACGCCGTATTGTCGGTATGTCCGCTAAATGGGACCCATCATCCGGAAAACTTAAATCAGATATCTCATCCACTGCATTGGTGCTGCATGATGACCTAGGGAACAAGTACTGGCATAGATCCATTGCCTTGACTGGTCCCGATATTATTACCAATGAGAATGGTGAAATTATTGGCGGTCAGGTATGGCAGCTTTGCGATCTGATTGAAGAATTCCATATTCCAAAAATTGTGATTGAGACTAATGGCATTGGCGGCTTTGCCGGTTCATCACTTAAAGCAGCTTTGAAGAAGCGAAAACTTCGTTGTGGTGTAGAAGAACGTCATGCTTCACAGAATAAAAATAAACGTATTCTGGAAAGCCTAGAAGGGCCGCTTATGTCTGGCCTGCTTTGGGCACACATTTCTGTGCTTGTTGTCGCCAATCCAGATGGTAGTGAAGAAGATGCACCAGCAGCTAAACAGATGCGTGAATGGAATCCAGCCGTGGCCAATCAACCAGACGATTACATGGATTCAGCAGCAGGCGCAATCGTAGACCAGCCGGAACGTGTAGGCAAAATACACAGAAATAACGAGGTCAATGAAGGCCCTAATTGGAGAGGGAATAGTGGCGTGATTGAAGCCACTCTAGACTTTGAAAATTAGGGGCAGATCATGGCAGTTCCAGAACAAACGCCGTATATCGAACACACTGGAAATGGTGCTACAACCAGCTTTGCGCTGAAATTCCAGTGTGAGACCAAAGATCATTTAATTGTATTAGTGGATGATATTGAACCACCGATTGCAACGTGGAGCCTAACTGGTGGAAATGTGGTATTCACCACTGCACCAGCTTCCGGTAGCAAAATAGCCTTGCAGCGAAATACACCATTTGGGCGGACTACAGATTATCAATCTTTCAATAACTCATTTCGACCACAAACGGTAAACAGTGACTTTGACCGGCTTTGGTTAAAGCTGCAGGAATTAGGTGTAGCTGATTGGATTTTAGGCGCACGTATTGATGCGCTAAAAAACTATGTGGACCGTAAAGATGATGAGCTTAAAGCCTACCTCATGGAGGAGATCCGTAAGCAGGGCGTTGCTCTAGATCAACTTGATGAATACTACAACTATTTAATGCAGCGACTTGCACAGATTGCAGTTGATAAAGGCTGGGACGCCTCTTTTGTTGTGTACGAAGGTAAAAACCTTCAGGGAGTTCTTGAGCAGCAAGAAAACCTAAACGCAGCTCAAGCTGAACGAAACAAGGATCAGATTAACGCCCGCGACTGGGGTATTCTCCCAACAAACTCACCAGAGGTAAACTCTGCAAACTGGTTTAAATTAAACAATGCTTTTCCTGAGCGTGGGGCTTTGGATATATTTGTGCCAATAGGAAATTACAAGTTTTCTGAGGGTTTTTTTATATCTCGACCTCACTGTATTCGAGGTGTTGGCTCAGGTGAGAACTGTAAAACGATCTTTAATTTTGCTGGTGCAACCCCTGTTGGTACAGTTAACTATAAAGCAGCCGTGTTTTTTGTACATGGACTTACATGGGATGATGCAGAGTACGGAATTATCAATAAACCACAAGGACAAATAGTCACAGCAGGAACAGGCGCAGTTTTAGAAAATATTGCAGTTATCAACTCAAGCGAACATGGCATTATTAAAAACGCACCCTGTAACTTTTTTGGTGTTGCAACAATGCGCAATGCTAAGCATGGTATTTTAACCACAGCTAATGTTGACCCTACTATGATAGTTTATGGGGGTCGGATATCAGGCATCGCAAATCAAGGGGCAAACGTACAGTGTGCATCGTTATTCAACGGAAAAAGCGGATTTGCTGAATTTGGTAGTGATGCTAACGTCATTAATAATGATACTTGTTTGGCAGCGTACAATAGCGAGTTTGGATTTTACGGTGGTAACTTATTAGGTAGCGTACATACCTCGTGTCAAGCACACGCAAACACATTAGGTGATTATGCCATGCAAGGCGGATTGCATGATAATAGCGGACTGCCAGAAACACCTGCAAGCAACTTGTATAACGGTTGTTACGCAGAAGGTCAGCGTGATAGTACATATAGTATTAATGCACGTTCGCTAGTTATCAGTGCGCTAGGAGGTAGACCGCAGCCCGATACTATCAATTATTTATCACCATCTATTGTTGGGTTGGTATCTAAAGGTATATCAGCAGCAACATCCGCACAACACATTTATGACGGTAAAGGTGGTGCGTTTACTAAAGTCGGTTTAGATGGTATTAAAATTGGTAGTGATGCAGTAAAAACATCATCATTTGATATACAGTCAAATGCACTTGGGCGTGTATATCTTGGCTCAGACGGTAACGCAGGTATTCTATTTTTCCTACAGGATTTTAGCACGACACTTAAAGCAAACCGCCCGTGGTTGAATGGTTTATCAATGGGTAACACGCACAGTCAAACCGTAGGCACAGCAGCCCCGACTACAGGAGCTTGGGACAGAGGAAATATTGTCTGGAACGAATCTCCGACAGCAGGCGGCAAAATTGGCTGGGTGTGTGTGGCAGGCGGTAGCCCAGGAGTGTGGAGACCATTCGGAGCTATTGATGCTTAATAAATAAATATAGTGTTTTCCACACAACAAATCACTATCAACCCTGATCTTTAATTAGATCAGGGTTTTTTAATGTCAAAAATTGGGGGCGGCATGTCCGATCAAAAAACAGCAGTAATGGAAATGGCAGCGACTGTCTCATCCGCTGCATCAAAAACAACGTATGCGGGGGCTGCTTCTGGTTTTGTGGCATGGCTTGCATCAATCGACGTTCTCGCATGGCTGGGTATCACGATTGCTTTAGGTGGCTTCGCAGTGAACTGGTACTACAAGCGACTTGAGAACAAACGAGCCGATGAGATCCACAAACTAAAAGTAGAGCAATGGGAGAAATATTACGATGTCAAACAAGACTAAATACTATGTGATTGGTTCTTCTCTTGTGCTTGCCGCAGGGATGTGGATCACTGGTCCAAGTGAAGAACAGGTGCAAGCCACAGCAATAAAAGAAGGTTATACATCCAAGCCAGTGATTCCGGTTAAAGGAGATGTACCGACCATTGGCCACGGCACTACAGTCTATCCAAACGGTGTGCGCGTCAAAATGACTGATCCAGCGATTGACCGCAAACAGGCATTCGAATATCTCAAATTGCATATGGATAAAGATGCACAGCGATTTAACAAAACCATTCTGAATATTCCAATTTCCCAGCCTGAGTATGATCTCTACCTTGATTTCACCTATCAATACGGCACAAGTGCATGGTCTGGATCGTCAATGCTTCGTCATTTGAAAGCGCGTGAATATGTCCAGGCGTGTAAGTCACTTTTGAAATGGAAGTATGTGGCCAAACGCGACTGCAGTATTCGTTCTAACAATTGCTATGGCGTGTGGACCCGACAAGTTGAACGCTACAACAAATGCATGGGAGTGAACTAAATGCCACTTTTAATGCTGATCTGGAACAACAAACGCTGGTCCCTGATTGTGGTGCTGTGCATTGTAATTGTCTGCCAGCTATTTCAGGCCAATCGTTTAGCCGGGGATTTACGCAAAGCTGAAACGACATGCCAGGACAAAATCAATAAAAAGCTAAAGCCATATCTGGATGCTGAAAAGGAAGCACAGAAGCTGGCCAACAAAGCAGGTGAAGAATATGAGGAATCGAAAGAAGTTGAGCGCGTTAAAACCGAAACGATTACACGTGAAGTGCAAAAGATCGTGGAACGTCCTGTTTATATCCACACTAATTGCTTTGATGACGATGGGGTGTCAGCAGCCAATGCCGCTGGTAATACCAGCCAACCTTAAAATGCCTTGTCCAGATTTATTAGAATTGAAGTCTGGCCAAGCAAAAGAAGTACTGCAGGTGATGGTGGATGACCGGCGAAAATATGTGAATTGTCAGGCTAAGCATAAAGCTATCATTTCAATTATAGAAAAGCCCTCTAAGTGAGGGCTTTAATTTATCCTATTGTTCCCAATACTGGGATCATTCTAGGCCCTGCCTTTCTCGCCTTGCCCACGATCTCGACCAATTCATCATAAGTTAAATTGAATGAGTCCGAACTATCGAAAACATAGACTACATTCTTATCCTTAAGCTCCTCTGGCTTTTCCGGAATAAAGCGAGCAGGAATTAATTGCTGTGTTAGTTTTTCATCAGTTAGTGGTTTAGGCAGATTATTTAAATCGAAGTCCGAAAATTTCAT